GTTCACCTGTTCGCCCTTTTTGGGCGGGTCCCGCCAATCCTTTTGCCGGGCGGGCGCCGTCTCGAATTGGGGCATGTAATCGCTCGCCCGAGTCCGCGTCGGCTTCTTCGACCACAACGCCGTCAGGGTGTTCACCAGCCGGCTGGTCTGGATGCCCATGCGCAGGTCGTCGCGCCACGGCCCCCAGGGGTTGAGCTTGTGGTAAGCGAGCCACCCGGTCAGCGCCCGGGACGACATGCTTTCCAGCATGGCGTAGGGGTCCGGCGCGCCCAGCTGCAGCGCCAGGTCGAAGGCGAAACGCAGCAGTGGGCGGTCTAAAAATCCTGCTGGGCCGCCTCCTCGGCAGCTACCCCGATTCCGGCCAGGTCCAGGATCTTCGAGGCCAGCCGCTGGATCGGGGCGTAGCTCTTGCGCCCCAACGCTTCCAGGTCGGCCGCCGTGAACATGTTTTCGCCGCTCTCGTCGATGATCCCCGCAATGCAGATCTGCAGCGTCATCGAGGGGCTGTCGTTCCCGGGAGTGCCGGTGAAGATCCGCAGCCGTTCGGCGGCCGTCAGTCCCCGCACCCGCAGCACGCCGCCCTTTTCCCACTCCGGACATTTCACCTCTGCCGTGCCCAGATCCTCCGCCGTCAACACCTGATCGCGCGTGAGATATTTCGCCATCGCTACGTCCTCGCTGCGGGGTAAGCCCGCTCGAATCGCTCGAATTCCTGCTTGCCGGTTTCCTCGAGCAGCGTTCCGGCTACCCAGCCCTTTTGCTCTTTCCCCTCAACCGTAGCTGTCACCAGATAGAACATGCGCTTGTCGTGCTGCGTCTGGTCCAGGATCTCGACCTCGTGGCCGTGCGCCAGGGCGCCGGTCAGGTTCTTCTCGTTGACCGCTGCCCCTGGCCGCTTCCACAGCAGGATCACCCGCACGACTAGCTCCCCATGTGTTGGCGAGTGGGGATAACGGTCGATGCCCCAAACCCTGTCTGTTCTGCGCTCCATCATGCAGCCCGCCTAGGCCAGGGTCGGTTGTCCGGTGAGCTTCAGCGAGAAGCTGCCCCGCAGCGCCCCCGCCACCGGCTCGGCCGGTGGGCAGCTCGTCACCAATGCCGCAAAGGACCACTTGGTGGCGCCGGTATTCGGGAAAACCAGCTCGAAGTTGCGTACGGTGCGGTTGACCATGTCGGCGATCAGGCCGGTGGACGCATTGTGTGTCGCATGCGTGGGCACGTAGTTCACCTGGAACGTAATGGCGCCGCTGCGCAGGATCGTGCCGATGTGCTCTTCCCAGCCTCCGGGTGAGCTGTGGGTCGTCACCTCCTCGGTGTCGAGCCCCAATTCCGGGCCGGAGATATCGAGCAACTCGGCGATCGTGGTGAAATTCTCCGTGGGGGTGGCGCCGTCGCCGACTTTGACCAGCGTGCCAAAAGCAGAAATTGCTTGGGTTACCATTGATCACTCTCCTACAGTTTCAAGATGGCGAACTCGATCTGGGCGTTGTCCGCCTCCAGATAGAACTTGCCGTCGGTCTGCCGCCAGCCGGTCAGGTCCGTCGCCCGGAAGGCGCGGTGGCCGCTGGCCGCAACGGATTCGGTGATGTTCTCCGCCCGCCCATACGGATCGTCCACGCTGGTCAGCGTCACGTTGTGCGCCCCCGCGCCGTTAGTGTTGCGGATCAGGATGATCTCGTTGGCCGTCAGGGCAAACTGGTTCTTGTTGGCCACGTCGGCCGCCGTCCACGTCACCACCACCAGAGCGCCCCCATAGGGCGTCCCCAGGGCGATTGGAGTTAGTGCGGTCCTCGCCATGTTTATTGCTCCTTGGTCTCGGGTTCAGTTTCTGCCGGCTGATCGGCCGGCTGTGGGGGAATACGGTGGCCTTGCCGGTTGTACATCGGCACCACCGAACCAACCGGCTCTGAGGGCGGTGCATGCGCCATCAAATGCTGCCGCATGGCCGCCTCGCCATCGAGCGTGTCGAATGCGCAGTGCCTGCAGCGCCACTGTTTCATGCCGCGCCACTGCCCGATCTCGAACCCAGGCTCCTCGGTCTTCCTGGCCGGGGCTGCGGCCGAGACTTTTGCGGCCTGGCTGTCTTCCGTGTTTTTTTCGCCCCCGGGGTCTTCTTGTTTCTTTGCCATCGTTCCTCCGATCGCTATTCAGCGTGCCAGATGATCACGTCCACGATCCGCCGGTAGCGGTTGGTGTCGAAGTCGTAGACGTCGAGTTCGGTGTCCACAAAGCTGGCCTGGATGCTGCCGGCCCCGAATGTGCCCTTGTAGCCGTTCAGTGCCGCCACCACGGCGTTAGCCAACGCGACCGCGTCCCCGTAGCTGGCAGCCAGACAGGAGATCTGGAACCGGGGATGTGCCAGCCCGGAGGACCCGCTCTGCGAGACCTCGCGCGGCGTCGAAACGCGCTGGTAGACCAGCAGCGGCAGGCTGGCGCCCTGCTCGGCTGTCAGCGGGTACACCCGCGTCCCCACCAGCGCCGCAATAGCCGCGTCGTTGGTCAAATACGAGTACAGGTTTTCTTCGATCGCCATGTCGCATGCTCAGCCCTACCCCGGCCTGGCCGGGAACGAGCGCTTGAAGGTGTCGCCCACCTCGGCCACCGCCTGGTCTTTGTTCTCGTCCATCGCCGGCCGCAGGAACGGCTTGGCCGGCATCCCCGGATGCGCCACCTGCGGCGCGAAGGCATCGCCCTCGTCTCCGAAGAAGCGCAGCGCCTGGCGCCGGGTGGTCGTGATCGGGTGCGGGCTGGCGCCCAGTTCCGAGAACAGGTAGTACCAGTGCTTCCTATCCGGACCGATCCCCACCTCCGCCCGGTTGTTTGCCCGCGAGAGCACCTCGACTTCCACGTGAGGGCCGGGTGCGCGTACGTTGGCGATCCCGGCGATTACCCGAGCCCCGGCCAGGGCCGCCTCGACCATCACGACCTCCGCCTCCGCGCCCATCTTCTCCAGCTCCTTGAGCAGTTCGTCCATGCCCTCGATCTTGACGACTTCTCTAGCCTTAGCCATCAGACCAGCTCCCTGCACATGAATACCAGCTCCCGTTTGCGGCCCCCGGGGTTGATGATGCTCACGATGTTGTAGGTGTGGCTTCCCCAGACGATCCGCAGCTTCGGATC